CTTCTTCTTGTGTCCGATAATCGCCACCTGACAGCCTGTCCGGAAGGCAGCATGCTGATAGGCGATCCCGGTGAAGAAAGTAGACGAACCCTCCTGCCGGGGCTTGAGATGCACCAGCCACTTTTTGTTTGCATAGGCCTGCATACAGGCTACAGCGAGAATCTTCTGGTGGTCCCAGAGGTAGAATGGCTGCAGTCCTTGGCTCTTGGTCCGTATCTGCAGCATGGGCAGAAAGTGCTCAGGGTTCCAGAAGTCCTTATGGTCTGGCCTGATCACTTCTTAATGAGCCTTGGGAACGGACCATTGGGAGTGAGGTTCCGGGATGAGCCCACGGCATCATTGCCCATAGCCATAGTCCGCTCTGCCTGCAGGACCTGACGGGCTTCTCTTATCAGAGCCACGCAGCCTTTGATCGTCTCATGATCTACAGCCCCAACCACAAACTGGTTGAAGAGCACGTCCAGGGTTTTTTTCTGACCGTCGAAACTCTGAATTGAAAATCGCTTGTCCATCGTTGCACCTTGATAAATGGGCAGTAATACACTACTCTTAACATACCGACATAACTTCAGGAGGTCAACATGCCACGCAGAGCCAGCAGCACAGCAAAGAAAATCACACCTGCATCGCAGCCAAAACCCCTCGTCTCCATCACCCTCGTTCATGCAGCAGGGGAATGTCTGGTGGAGCTTGACAACGAAAAAATGTTCACGCAATTCGTAACCAATGTGACCAAGAGAGATTTACGGGCATTTCCATGGTCCTTCTTTGATATGCACGGCAATGAATATATTCTGCGCGACTTCATCTTCTGCAAGATCGTGCGGAACTAAAGAGGTCCGGACAGGTCCGCACTTTGGGACAGCTCGGCCAGATAGCTCTCTCCGATGAGAGCAGCCTTCTGCACGTCCTGTGCCGTTGCCCACTTGACCTGTCTTGCTGTCTCATGCAGCTTCTGCACCACAGAAACACACTGGCACATCACGTCCGGTCGCTTCGCATTGATCACCCTTGCCCATCTCATCTTTTCTATGTCCAGCCACTCTATATGTCCTGACAGATAGTTCCACCGGAAGGTGTATTCTGTCTCGTCCTCAGGCTGGATTACCGCTTTTTCATATAATTTTTCACCACGAAACCATTGCTCCAGTCGCTGGAGCACGGAGATAAGCCGTTTTGTCGCCTCCTCGTAATGCTGCTCTGCCATTTCAGTCGCTTCCCGGCCCAGGCCGAGAACGCCTGGGCATCATTGAACATCAGCTCAGATACACCAAGATACCTGAGCCACAGTGTGATATTATTTTTGGGTGGTTGCCAGCCCTTCCGCTGCCTGAACATCATTCTACGATATGATGTTCCGGTGGCATAGCACATTTCCCGCACGGAGAAAGGCATGAGACAACGCTTGAGGATCGAAAAGCGCATCCAGAAGTCCATTCGCACAGTGGACACCATCGAAGTACCGTTCAGAGAAAGAAAAACAATCAGGCTGTGGAAAAAACTCCGTGAGCCACCCCTGACTATAGCAGATATACACGGATTTGGGAATTACGGATGGCCAAGCTCAACCCCCGCGACTGGAAAGAAGGACAACTCTGGGTCTGGAAACGATACGAGCAGGGGCTGATCAGCAGCTTTGCTGATCACAATCTGGGCAGGGGAGTCGGGACATACTGCTGTCTTATGGGGCAGGTGAAGATCTTTTCTCAGATGATGCTGGCTGGTCCCATCGATCTCGGGCTTGAGATCCATGACATCATCGTCCTGCCAGCCCGGAGAGAAATATTTCTGGGAAGGCAAGGGAAGATATGGCTGCTCAGCGGTGTGCGCCTGCCTCGCAAGTGCCCCAAGGTTTCAGGCCTGACCGGCGCAGGGAGAAGAATCTGGGCCGATTCTGTTGCCCGTGATGTGGTTGACCGGCTCACCCCCAGAGCCATTGCCGCGCCCCTGATGCAGGCAGCGATCCGGTACAGGCACATCTGCCGCGAGGTGGCGATGAAGAGAGTCCTTGATGCCGCTGCTCTGGGCAGGGAGATCAGCATGATCGATCTGGCGCATGGTGTGAGCGAGGGCTGGGGCACAAGAGATCTGTGCTCTCCGAGGATACCCTCAGTGCGGCATGCCATACTCGTCTCTCTGGTGCTCTCGCTGGATGCAGATATGGCTGCTGATCTGATCGAACTGGCTGGGTTCATTGAGCACAAGATACCGATACACAACCGGGCCTCAAGCCTTGCCATCTACCACAGCAGCGTGGAGATGCTGGCGAAGATATGTCCGGCATGGTGGACTCAGGGCATCTGTACCAAGTGGCAGAATGTGGGCAGCATTGAGCGGCTGTTCAGGGCTCAGTTCTGCCGGATTATGAATGATGCCTGGACCCGCGAAGTCCCGGCCAGTGTGGCTGCAGGGATAGTCCTGGAAGAAAAAATGAGCGATCCCTCTCTTGAGATGATCGCCCGTGAACAGGAAGCCTGGAACGTAGACTGGGAAGCGGAAGGGGAGCCAGAGGACGACGAAGAGAACCCCATCCCATCATCGTCCGGCTGACCCCTTAGTTGGTGAGAGCCCCCTGGTTCTGCTGCAGATGAGCGATAAGCTTATCACGCTGAGCCTGGGGCATGCAGGAAGGACGAGGCCGCTTCAGGCTTGTACACCATTCTGCGACCTCATTATAGTTTAACCCCATCTCACCAAGCTGAGCGCAGAACTTCTTCCGGTCTGGCTCAAAGCTCGGGTGGTGCTGCTGCGGTTGCTGCTTTGTAGCATCAATCTCAGCCGCTTCAGAGTCAGACTGCATTTTCTGTGCTCTGGGCCGTTCAGACAGAAAGGTGGTGAACTCCACCCTCGGAATACGCTCTGCTTTTGTGTGAGTACCTGTACGGTCCTTGATGATAATATCCCCGTCTCTGTGCGCCTCAATGACGACATTGGCGAGATAGACGGTGCTCTTCTCTGCCTCGCAGACATAGCCCTGAGAGCGGCCTTTCTCATCGATCCTCTCTTTTCCTCTGGCAGTCATGATGACATGGAAGGGAGCAGAGAGCATCGTAGCCATCATGTCACCATAGCTGCGCTTGAGCTTTCCCCAGGTCGCAACGTCGAAAAAGACATCTTCAGGAGCGCAACGCTTTTTGCGAGAAGTCTTTTCGATGTGCCCCTGCTGAAGGGACTGCCAGACCTGTGTGATGGGATCGATGATCAGAGTACCGACTCTGCCTTCCGGCAGACGGGTGATCTCATGGATAGCCTGGAGCACTTCGATGTGCGACTTGGTGGACAGCAGATAGCCATCCTTGTCCTGGAGCAGATCACCGTAGTCGGTGCTGCCATTCTCCAGGTCTATCACATAGACAGGCCCAGGCATGCGGAGGGCTCTCCGGGTTTTCTCAGTACCGGGATCTCCGTAGACGAGCAGCTTGAGATAGCCGCGTTTCTTTGGGAACTTTTTGAACATACTCATACCTTTTCTCCTTTGTTGTCAGGCCCTTATTTAATATCATTTACTGATAAATGTTGCAAGCACAAAAACCTACAGATACATTATCAGAGCCTGATTATACAAGGAGAAATACAATGGCAAAAGGACAAATAAGCTTAGGACATGACAAGTTTTTTGAGTATGCGAGCTCCCGTGGCTGTGGCTACGGAGGCTCACCGACCAATGCCTGTCTGAAGGAGATTCAGCGGGACATCAACCGTACAGGACAAGGTATCAAGGGTTTCCGATGGATGCACACACACAATGCCATGAGATACTGGTTGCCGACGAGCAGGAACCCGGTTCGACCTCGTATGTGCTATCGGCAGTCTCTGCATCGGCTCACCGAGGGAGAGATCCATATCGATGACTGGGACAAGATTGTACGCATCCATGATCGATCACCCTGGTATCCGGGGAGGGTGTAATGACTAAGCCCTATCGTCCATCCAACGGCACAGAGGGAAGCTGGTTCCGGTCTGTCTTTTGTGCCACCTGTGAGCATGACCGGCACTGGCGAGAAAGGGAGAAAAGGCCCTGCCTCATCCTGAACGCGACTATGGCTCACTTTGTTGATGACCCGGAGTACCCGCATCAGTGGGTTCGCGGCTCTGATGGTCCGACCTGTACGGCATATGTCAGTGAGGAGGAGGCGCGGAAGCTGAGAAAGGCAAAGCGGAAGCTGAGAAAAGACTCAAGGCAGGGGATCCTGTTTGGAGGTAATCATGAGTAATTTCCGACTGAGCATCTTCCGCAACCGCTACGACAACAAGCCCAAGCACATCGAAGTGAGCCTCAACCGGCTTGTTGCCTACCTGACCACCCCTGTTGACGGTACAGAGAAGGACGAACTCCCCCTGTGGAGCCCTGCTGTGTACCCTGAGAACGCAGTGCGAAGCAAGGCCCATGTCAAGGAGATCACCTGCCTGACCTTCGATGTGGATGATGGTGTAACCCCATTCACGGCATGGCGATGCTTTACC